ATGGTAAATGAAGATAATACACAATCAATTGCTGTATTAGATATACCAAGTGGACTTGAAAGATGTATTTTATTTCATACATTTGATTTAGTAGTGCCACAAAAGAATTAAACGTTGAAGGTAAGAAAATACCTGGAGAAGACCCGAGTTCAATTCTCGGCATCTCCACCATAAACACATTGATTTCAAGTGTGCTTATGGGGGATGTGTGGTATCGATTCACAGTTAAAACTTATTGGAGTTTAATCGCTGACACCGTAATGTCAATTTACAAACGCTAACAATTTAGCAATAGCAGCTTAATACTGCTAAACGGTTTGCCTGTACCGATTAACAGAAACAGGCTTGACAAAATCACTCACAAGTGATATAATGAATATATGAATTTAATGAATAGTAAAAAGTTTGGTCTTATAGTTGAAGATATTGTCAAAAAGAAAAAGATAACTTATATGGATGCAGTTATAAGTTATTGTGAAGAAAGCGATATTGACTTATCATCTGTAGGTCCTTTAATTAATAAATCCTTAAAAGAAAAAATAAAAGAAGAAGCACAAAAACTGAACATGGTTGAAAAATCAAGTACAGCAGTTTTACCTATATGAACAGTTATGAAGCATATACATTATATTTGGCTATTAAACTACACTTCACTTCCTCTAATTATGATTTTTACAAACACAATGCCAAAGTTAATGCAACTTTTAATACATTTTTAAAACGTAACGATAGGTTTTTCTTTCATAAACTTACAACTAAATACAATAAGGAAGAAATGTTAGAATATTTTATATGCAATTTCTTTCATAATTCAAAAACATGGATAGGAAATTTAGTTAGAGCAGATGGAGAAACAAATTATACAAAGTGGAAGAAGTTTAATCAAGCATTTACGTATAATTTTAGAAATGATTGCTTATTGGTCCGTAATATCATTGATGGTGATAGTATTTCTTTTGATGATGTGTTTCGTGTATCTAATGGCCAACATCCAAGATTGCTACGGTTACTTCTTTCAGAGCAAATTGGAGTACAAACATTCATCATCTTGGATAAGATATTGTCGTTTTGTAAAAATTGGGATAAAGAAATTACCGAAACTATTATCTGGCCTGAAAAGTCATTTAAGATTACCAAGTTAAAACCATTTGTTAATTTCAATATAACAAAATGTAAATTTATTATGAAGGAGGTGTTTGTATGATACCAGAGTCAAACAAATATGGTGATAAAACAATTGATAGAATCTATCAAAACCTACACGGCACATTAGAATTAGTTTTAAAAGATGGTTCTACCTACGATGGTAAGATTGATAAGAAATCAATCAAACTATCAGACGGTTCTTTGGGCTATGTTTACAATGTAAAAAACAAATGGTTTGATAGAACTGGTATGCCTATAGATAAACCTGATAATTTAATAACAAGATGAAACGTGTATTTTTAATAGGTAATGGTGAAAGTAGAAAAGATTTAGATTTAAATCTCTTAAAGTCACATGGTAAATTATATGGTTGTAATGCCATATATAGAGATCATGCTGACTTAATAGATGTACTAACAGCAGTTGATGGTGGTATGATACATGAAGTATATCATTCAGGTGTTGCACAAAAGATACCATGTTATTTTAGAGCATGGACAAAAGTACCTACAATGTTATATCAAAGTATTGTAGAAGGTATGGCGTCAATACAAGACCTTGAAGATATAAAAGATTTTGATTTAATTAAATCAAATGAACAAGGTGAGTCACAAGAATTTGTTACACATGGTTCTACAATAGACGGTATGGTTACAATTCTTAAAAAGGCCAAAGAACAAGGTGGTGATAGAGAACGTATAAAAAAGAAAGTACATAATGCTCATGTTTATGTTTCATGGATAAAACAACCTGACAAATCTTATGACATAAGAGAATGTGAACCAGATGGTGTTGATGATGGTTGGGCATGTGGACCTACAACAGGTTACATTGCTTCTAAATTAGAAAAACCAGATGAGATTTATATGATAGGCCATGATCTAGTATCTGATACAAATACAGTTAACAATGTGTACAAAAGCACAGACAACTATGTTGCTTCAGAATTTGAACCAACTCCATCAGGTAATTGGGAGTTACAATGGAAAAGATTAATGGAGTTAAACCCTAAAATTAAGTTTTACAAAGTAAATAAAGAACTGAATGATAGTCCTACAAACCGTAAAATAGACGTATTTACAGCACAAGAGGACATCAATTTAGAATATATTAGTCAGGCACAGCTGCTTGACAGATTGAGTTAAATCTGTTATAATAAGATTATGTTTGATGAAATATTATATAAAATTTTAAACAGTTTTTCTACCTTTATAGGAAAGGTAAAAAAAGTTATTAATGATAAGAAAAAGAGATATAAATAATACTATACTTACATTAATACAAATACGTACAACAATATATACAAGGAGATACATACAATGTCAAGTGCATTAGAAGCCCTAAAGAAGTCAAAGTCAAACTTTGATACACTAACTAAACAGTTAGAAAACACAATCGAACAACCAGAAAAGAAAAACAAATACCAAGACGATAGGTTATGGAAACCCGAACTTGATAAATCAGGTAATGGTTATGCCGTGCTAAGATTTTTACCAGCAATTGAAGGTGAAGATATGCCATGGCAAAGAGTCTGGAATCATGCGTTTCAAGGACCAGGCGGTCAATGGTATATTGAAAACTCATTAACAACGTTAAACAAAAAAGATCCTGTTAGTGAAGAAAACACTAGATTGTGGAATACAGGCATAGAAGCCGATAAAGAAATTGCTAGAAAAAGAAAAAGAAAGTTATCTTACTATTCAAATATTCTAGTAGTATCTGATCCAAAACATCCTGAAAACGAAGGTAAAGTTTTCTTATTCAAATTTGGTAAAAAGATATTTGATAAGATTACAGAAGCAATGAACCCAGCGTTTGAAGATGAAAAGGCTGTTAACCCATTTGATTTTTGGGAAGGTGCAAACTTTAAACTAAAAATCAGAAAAGTTGATGGTTATTGGAATTATGATAAATCTGAATTTGAGCAACCAAGTAAAGTAAAACCTACTGATGATGAGATTGACAAGATATGGAAATCTCAACATGCTCTAAAGGCCTTCGTTGATCCTAGTAATTTTAAATCTTATGATGAACTCAAAGAGAAACTGAATAAGACACTTACTGGACAAAGAAGTACCGAATCTGTAGAAGATATTGACCTCCCACCTGTCAGTAATGACGTACCAACGTCTTCTAACAACTCGGTAGAGAAAGTTGAATCGTCCAACGATAGCGATGACCTATCGTATTTTAGTAAACTTGCTGAGGACGATTCATAATCTATCTCTCTCACTTTCTCAATTGGGTAGCCTTCGGGCTACCCACTCAATAGAGGCTTGACAAAGTTAAGAGGATATGATATACTATATAATAGATAATGTGTAAAAAACATTATTAAATTAAATAATAACAATAACACGTAAAAAGTGTTATTCCTAACAAAAGGAAAAACAGTTATGTCAAATAACAATACTGTTGTAAACATCCATACAACTAAAACATTTACGGATGAACATTTAGAAATATCAAAACATTATATAAACGAAAAAACCAGACCTGAACTGTATGGTGATCTTTTATCATTTGGTAAAGATTTAGGCAGACACTTGGTAGATATTAAAGATATTAAGTGGAGGGGAAGTTTAAGAGGTGGTACACAAGCTGCCAGAGCAGCAGGTGCTAATCCTTCTTACAAAGAGGTGCGAAATAGTATCATTGAATTTGGTTACAAATTAACTAATGAACCTATTGCTCTTTGGAAAAGAGATGATGGATATTATCCATTAACTGGTCACACTAGAGAAACTATTTTATCAGATCAAAACGTAACAAATGTAATTGCTAACGTTTATGAAATGAATAGTGAAGATGAGGGTTCTAAATTTAGTTTAAAATTAAATAGAGGTCCAGACCCACAAGGTATTATATCTCAACAAGATGTACAGGAAGAATGCTTAAATGCGTTAAGACACGGTTGGGTTCAACCAAGTATTGATTCTATTTTAGGCAGAGTAAACGAAATTTGTGGTGATAGTGTGTTTACAGAAAATAAAAGAACATATATTGCTACACTAGTTTATAATACTTGGGATGATAA